AAATTCTGTGATTAGGATGTTTCTTTACCAGTTCAGTCATTAAATCATTTGCCTCTTTGATTTCTCTTATAGACAATTTACTCACACCATGATTCCAAATACGAGCATCCTCTTTCTCAAGTATTGTATTTAATAACTTACCATATGAATTTGCTTGTGCAGTTACATCTCTTCTTTTTAATAAGAATACCATATCTGCATAATCTAAAATTTCATTTAAATAATCTTTACTTTTTACATAATCACACTTCATACTTTTCCATTTAGATTTTTCCATAAACTCATTGAATCCCATTGAATCAATAGTGTTCTTATGTTTTTTAAAATTAGGTTCATTCCAAAACTCTTGACCTGTAATTTGTTCTAAGGTTTTTTTAAAGTTAGTGGAACCAACTCTCCAATGTGATAATATTACTATGTTAGGCATTCCATCTCCTTACATTGAAAACACTCACCACAAATCTCTTCTTCTCTACACCACCAAACTTTTTCTTGTATTTCTTTTCCTAATAAATTCCAACACTTTTCTTTGGTGAACTTTTTTAATGGTGTTGTTAATTTTATTTGATGGTCTGTGTAAACATCATTTTCATTACAGGCATCAACCATATGATATAATGTTTTTAAGTTCTTTGGTGAATCTTCAGTTTCATTGTCTGAAGTTGTGAATCCAACTGCGACCTCATCATACTCGTCATTATACGCAATCCTCATACCATCAACCAAACATATAAATACATCCCCAAGAACACTTGCATATTGAACTGATTGTGTAAATTTGAATGGTTTTATCTTCTGTAATATCGGTTCCATATCTTCAACAGACTTTAATTGTTTATCAACCATCCCACCACGATTTAATAATTTAACATGATGTGCATGAACTTCACAATTTGTTTGTTCTAAATGCCATTTTAAAAGTGCAGTAGAATCAACTCCACCACTCCACAATATCAATACTTTTACCAATTTAATTCCTCACCCTTTGTCCATGTTAATAATGTTGTTCGTTTACCTTTGATAATAGGTGTAACTCTGTGATATAAAAATATTGGAAATACTATCGCTACTCCAACTTCTTGTTTTACTTTGAAAACTTCTCCTTGAAAAAATTCAAAATCTCCACCCTCACAATCTAAACTTAATGGTATTGTAACTCCCAATCTACGATTATCATTTAACACATCAGTATGCCAATCAAAACCATCATTAACATCATACTCTTTTATAGAGATATAGTCTACTAAACCTTTATATTGTGTATTGAAATATTTTTCATTAATGATTGATAAATAGGTTTCCATCCTTTCTCTCACCCATGTATCATTATTTAGAATCTTTGCTGGATAATTACCATAATCCTTTGAGTATTTTTTCTTTTGTTCAACTGCCTCTTTACTATCTTCAGTAATTAATTTAGATGGTAACTCTAATATCTTTTCACACTCTTCCTTTGAGAATATCTTTTGTGTAATAACTAAATCTTTCATTATACAAAACAATCTCCCTCAACCACAACAATTATCGTGTATCTATCAGACTTAGTAAACTCTTGAACTTGATGTGCAGCAAATGCAGGAAATAAAACAATTCTACCCTTTTTAGATGGAACGGTATCTCTAAATATTGTCAAACCACCACCCTCATAATCATCGTTTAAAAATATTATACCAGAGACTTTATGTGTAGTGTCTGTAGTGTCAAAATCTGAATGTAAAATAGGGCCTGAGTCAAACTTATCTACATTATAATATAACCCTTTTATGTATCTAACTCCATCTAATTTAAATTTCCAATGTAAAGTATTTGCCAATTTAGTCGTAACCCAAGCTCTTTCTTCGATTTCTTTGTTCGGTATAATACATTTTGTAGTATCATAACTTTCTCCATGAAAGTCCCAAAATTCATTACCCTCGACTCTCGTGTCTACACCATTTTCATCGATATACTTTATTATATCATCACACTCTTTTTCCGATAAAAAATTATCTTTAATTACACTCCATCGAAAATTTGGATTTGGTTTAGACAAAATTATCTCCTACATAAAATTCTTGTATTGAATATCTCATACCATCAGTAACAGGTGAAACTCTATGTGATAAAAATGATGGGAAAACAATTAGTGAACCCCTTAATTTTGGAACCTTAACCCACTCATTTTCTTTATCCTTAATTCCAAATTGTAAATACCCACCCTCAAACTCATCATTCAACATAATAATACCTGTAAGTTTTCTTGGTTGTTTGTCATTCGGATTCATATCAATGTGCCAGTTATAATGGTCTCCCACACCATACTCAATATATTTTAACTCACCCTCAGGTTGTTCAATATTAAATTTAAATCTTTCATCATTAAGAAATTTAACTTTATTAAACATTTTTTCTTGTAACCAACTCCAATCTAATTTTGGATTACTTCTGTAATCACCTGATTGTTCTAACAAATAACTTTCTTTTGTTTTTCTGATTGAATCAATCATGTGATTTTCAGTTGCATCTTTCGTATCATCTGTAACACAACCACCAACAATATTTTCAAAAGCATTTACTTCATTAATAATACCTAAACATTGTCCCTCATCTAATATTGGTATTTGAACATATAAATTTTTCATCGAAATGTATCACCCTCTAACCAAGTTATAATTGAATATCGTTTACCTTTGGTTAATGGTGCAACTCTATGTGATAAGAATGATGGAAATACTAATAAACAACCTTTATCTCTATTACCTTTAAGTAACCCACTGCCCTCTGTATCAGTTAATCCAAACTCAAAATCTCCACCCTCATACTCATCACTATCTGATAATTGAATAATACCAGTAAGTTTTCTCATGGAACATTCATGCCTACCATAATCGGTATGCCATTCATATCTACCACCAATTCCGTATTTCAAGAATCTAAGTTTGTCTAAACCCTCTACATCGTAATTAAAATATTGTATGTTTGCTATTTTTAAGGCAGATTCTATTTTGTTAAATAGTGCCTTGTCATCGAATGGTTTATTAATTCTATCAAAAATAATATCTTTGTTAAGTGTTTTTCTAACATTTTTATTAATAGTACCACCTTCATAATCACCTACTAATTCACCCTCTGTTAAATCTTCAGTGTCAAGTGATTTGATTATTTTATCACATTCTTCGTTACTTAGAAAGTTTTTTCGATATATAAGAAACTCAAACTTATCATTTTTTTCCATCTATCCTCTTAGTCTTTTTTAGGTAAATTATGAACCAATATATCTGAACTGAAATATGTATCAATATCCTCTACATCTAATGAATAAAATGTGACAGGATTATCTACGAAAGTATCCTCTTTTGAAACAATTGTTATCTCATTACCATCTTTATCAAATAGTTTATCACCAGGTTCTAAATCCCAACCAGGTCTGAAACGATAATTATTACTACCAGAATCAAATACAAATGTTGATGCCAATTGATGTCTTTGATATTGCTGATTATTACTTCCACTAATTGTATAGTAGAAAGATGCTTCAGTTTCATTTTTACCTACAACAACTGAACCACTAAAAATACTACCTGCTAAATCATCGGTATTCCATTTAGCAAAATTTAAATCTGTATTTGGCATTCCAATTGGTTGATATGATTTAACTACATCACCAACTTGAACATCTTGAATTTCTTTTGTAGAACCATCATACATACGAATTTCACTACCACTTATTGAACTTGCACCTTGATATGAATGTAGTAACCAAACAGCCCAACCATCAGGTCTATTTTCTGGTTCTACCAAATGTGATTTGTATGGATTATAAAAAGAAGCAAGTATTAGATTATCTTCTGGTGTTAATAAAGTTAAACACCTACCCATACCGAGATATTTTTTACCACTACTCTCACTACCAGAACTAATTATAAATTTTTCGGATATCATACTTTTACCAGTTGCTGCAGCACCCTCTGAACCAGTAACATTCAACCAACCCCATACCATTGAACTTGATGGTTCTAAGTCTGAACGATATGAATTTAAGAAAATACTACCACTCATCTTTACTGTAAATGATGCATCAAATTGTGTTGTCTTACTAACATAATCTGGCCAATCACCAATTCCCTCACCTTGAGTTTTTGATGATGAAACATATACAGGAATTAAACTTGAACTTACTGGTGAAGTATTTAAAAGTCTTCTAAATTCTCTTTTATCATATGAACTACTTGCTATTGAG